AGTCCCATATCGTATTTAATTTTTGTACTTATAAAAGTATCGGTAAGAGCTAATCCTCCTTTACTTTTTGAAACATGAAGAGAACGAGGTGTCTTACGAAGTTCCAAAAGATTTCTCTTAAGGAATTCGTATTTCACCCAATCATCTGAGCCCCAATAAAATTGGGTCTCCTCAAAACAATAACTCAGGGATGCACCCACTCTGGTCTGGCATGAAACCTTTCCAGTGTGTAATACATCTCCCTGATAAAAAAGTTGAGAGTTCACAGTACAAAAATCACGATCAATAAAATTCTTTCCCAAAGAAAGACTCAAACCTACGAGGGGAGCTTGCTCCCTCCACGTTTGAATCTTTTCTAGTTCACCATAGGCGACAACGTCGTCACCATTGATGAGATAAGAAAATTTATTAAATCCACTATATGAAACAATGTAATCATTTAGAAAACAGAGAAGAGGGAAGCTCAAAAGGCTACCCATCAGCTGACCAGAAGTCTGTATTCCCGATTTACCACCGGGATACTGAATTTTGTGTGAGGAAACTTCCCACTCTACCCAATCACGGGTAGGTTTGTGGTCAATCTCGGATAAAATGCCTTTGATAAGGGCACTTGTTACCGACATTGGAAAGTTATCCGTCGCTGACGTGTAATCTCCGGAAAGCCAAAAGGCTTTATCCGGGTCTCCACGATCTCGAATTTCTCTGATCATTGTTTCAATACGATATATCCATGGAAGTGTATCATCTGCAAAAGTCTCATGTTCTGACCAAGGGGATTTTACTCCGTCGGTTAAACAAAATTGAGGTTGTTCAGATAAATACTTCCATAGGGCCTGTTGAAACGGTTGTAAAACTTTACAATCCGATTCACCAGCTGTAATCATTCGAACCTTAAGGGGTTCAGAAAGAGCTACAGCTTTTACGATAGGTTGAGTTGATGGAGGAGTGGACGGGAACTGAAGTTCCACGGTCCAATCCTGATCTGTACAAGGAATATCAATGTCATCGACATGAATATCCCAAGTTAACTCTTCAACCTGACTTTTACTACATTCAATTCTGCTCTGCGAAATCTTTTGAACCCAGAGATTCTGGATGTTCAATTGATGGTAAGAAAATCGTTCCTGTAATTGGGAAATGATATCTTTCGCAAGAGCATTAGGACAATTATGATACAAATCAGTCGGAATGTCCTGAGTAGAACTAGAGTGTATCCCGTAGGACCACTGATAACTAGTAGGATGGACACAAGCAAGAAGATGCTTCTGTTTCCACCACTGTTTATCAGCGTCCGTTGGAATATGATTATATTTACGAATAGGTTGACCGCGTTCAATAAGGAGAGGGAGTGTAACTCTTCTCCAAACTGCCCACGGTTCTTCCACAAAAGTAAGTTGGTTCGCAACTAGGTTGGAACCATACTTACAATTAGAAGTAAGTATAATTATAGGTGATACAAATTTTTGTCCTTTCTCAGACAATTCTGCCATCGGGAGTACATAGTCATTTACTGACACAATATTCTCGAATTCGACAATGTCAAGTCTGGATGCATGGTTTTGACCAAAATCATCTAAAACTACAATAGGTTGTCCTGAATACCCGTCCCAATGTTCTGTTGAACAAGAACGAGAGTATACCAATTTATCTCGAGATAAATCAGAAAACAGGCGCATTCCTATATTACGGACCAGACTTTGAACTAAAGTTGTTTTTCCTGATCCAGGAGGGCCAAAAAGGCCTACAACAAAAGGTTCAAGGCGTATACTCGAATTGATAGAATTGAGCGCATTATTTTTATAGCGAATCAAATTCTTTTTCTCCTGTAATTGAGAGAAGTTACCACCCAGGTGGCGGCCTCTTTCAATACAGGCTCGAGTATTTGGAAGTTTCGTAAGAAATGGTTCATAGAGTTCTGCAACTCTACGACCTACCTTACGACCATATTCTTCAAGTCCCTTCAGATGAAAATCTGGAACTTGGATAATATCTTCCAATGGCCGGCACAAGGATTCACGATGA